AGATCACAACCTACAGTAAATGGTTTTACTAGATTTCTCTAGTCTGTCTATATCCTGTTCGATTTCTCTACTAGGGGGTGCGGGTCACACCGGATAAAGCGTAGTAATAACTGTATAACTGACCTGTTCTGGGTACGAGTGGTCACTCTATTAGCTGATGCGCCCTGACAGTTATCTTGAGCAATAAAAAAGCCGCTTAAATCTGTATCTTGGTGAAGGAATCCCACTACCGGCTTCAAGGCGAAAGTGGAATCAAGATACAGACTTAAACGGCTTAATTGTCCTTCACGACAACAATTTGATTATGTATCTGTCTTTCCAGATTGTCAAGCCCTGAAGCTAGGCTATTGAAACACGACCCTTATCATTGATGAGTTTCTGCTTGCTAAAGGCTTAATCAGTCTAATGCAACTCAGGCCAGATTTGTTGCCAGTTGGGGATTTCTTTTCTTGACCATTTGCCGTCTGATTTCTTTTCAAGCTCGGTTGCCAGCAACACTAATTTATCGCCAGGCAAACCATTGTTGCGCCATTGGCTAACACTTGAAGGCGTGACACGGCAGAGCTTGGCTACGGCAAATGTTCCACCTAATGTTTGGATGATTTCTGTTGTATTCATGTTAGCTATCTTAACATAATTGTTTTCTATTTGACTTATCTATTTAGTTAGCTTAATATTAATCATGGCAATTAGCCATTAACCACGATACAAGGTGCAAAATGAACGAATTAGCAAAGGCATTGGTCAAGGCTCAGGCAGCAATGTCACACGCAGCCAAAGATAGTAAAAACCCACACTTTAAATCTGCATACTCTAGCTTGGCATCTGTCATTGATGCTGTCAGACCACATCTGTCGGCTAACGGATTAGCTGTTGTACAAAAGACACATGATGCTGAAGGTGGCGTTTGTGTTGAGACCGTAATCATTCACGAATCAGGTCAGGAAATGTCTTGCGGCAAATTGTTTGTGCCTGCATCAAAACAAGACGCGCAGGGCATGGGCAGCGCATTGAGCTACGCAAAGAGATACTCAATCCAAGCGGCCTTTTGCGTTGCAAGTGAGGATGATGACGGTAATGCAGCGGTTAAATCTGCGCCCCCAAAGGTTGAGAAACCCAAAGGCATAGATATGGATGCAACTGTTGACCAAATGGCGGCAGCGGTTAGTTACGAAAGCCTGAAGGACATATTTAGACTGGCTTGGACACAATGCCTGAAAGAACAACAACCCGTCTTAAAAGCAATGTATGACGGAATCAAAGCAAACTGGGAGAACCAATAATGGCAACTGATTTGAACCGCTGCGAGTTTATTGGGCGATTGGGCAAAGACCCTGAAGTACGTTACACCGCTGACAGTAATGCAATCTGTAATTTTTCAATTGCTGTCGGTTACAAGACACCAACCAAAGAAACGACAGAATGGGTCAGGATCACGGCGTTTGGTAAGTTGGCAGGAATATGTGCCGATTACCTAAAAAAAGGCTCACAGGTCTTTGTAGCGGGTCGTATGACTACTCGCAAGTGGCAGAACAAAGACGGAGTTGATCAGTACACAACAGAGGTTGTTGCTGACCAGATGCAGATGCTTGGAGGTCGCAATGCTGAAGATGCACCGCCAGCTGCGCCTGCTAAACCCAAGTCAGATGCGTATCGAGCAATTAAGGAAGGCATCGTTGTCCCGTTGGAGGACATGATCGACGATGTCCCGTTCTGATGACGCAAACCGAAGAAGCAATACTGATTTCTTGGAGATTGCAGCAATGGTACGAAGGCATGGTTCTTGACAACAGAGCCGTGCAAGACCTACAGGATGCAATCGAGATGCTTAAAACTTTAGCCAAACAGGTACAAAAATGAACATTTATTTTGATATTGAAACTATTCCATCTCAATCCTTTGCCGCAATTGAGCTTATCAAGGCTGACATTGAGAAACAAAAGCTGTCCGTCAAAGCACCCAGCAATTACAAAGATCAAGAAAAGATCGACGCTTACATCAAAGCTGAGGTTGAAAAGCTCGATGCGGAGTTTGACGCAACGTACCGTAAAACGTCATTTGACGGCGGTTTAGGCGAGATATGCTGCATTGGGTATGCCATTGATGATAATGCGCCTGTGTCGATCTATGGCGGCTCTGAGGCAGAGATTTTGCACAAGTTTTACCAAACATTGATGGATGAATACAATCCATCGTCACAGACCCGACCTAAGTTTATCGGCCACAATATTGTCAATTTTGATCTACGATTCTTGTTTCAACGCTCTGTGATGAACAACGTGAAGCCACCGTTTATGATTCCGTTCTCTGCAAAACCGTGGGATGACGCGATCTTTGACACCATGACAGCCTGGGCAGGCCACGGCAACCGTGTCAGCTTAGACAAACTGTGCAAAATCTTTAACATTCCGCAGAAGGGCAGCGAGATTGGCGAGGAAATTGACGGGTCTAAAGTCTGGGACTTTTACCAAGCTGGGCGCATTGAGGACATTGCTCGCTATTGCGAAGGTGACGTTGAGCGAACCAGACAAGCGTACAAACGGATGACTTTCCAGTAAGATGTAACTGCGGGGAAAGCCGTGTCCCTCCACACTCCTTGTTCAGCGAGTACCCGCACCTTGTTGTAAAAACCCCAATAAATTAAAAATAATTGCAAAACTAGGGTAAACACCTATGCAATTATTGTTTAGATAGCTTAATATCTAGTCATGGCAACAACGCCATACGACAAATACAGGTGCATAAATGAATAAATTAATTAAACAGTTTGTAGCTTACCCATCAGAGCAAACACGGTTGAGGTTGCAAAACTATATAAACAAGCACCCAATTTGGGCGTTTAGAGCATCACTAAACACTCAGGAGTTTCTTAAAATTAACGGTTTTATTTAATACAGGTACATAAAATGAACAAACTGATCCAAGCATTTAAAGCAGACCCATCCGACAAGAATCGTGCAAAGTTAGCGGCATACTTGCAAAAACACATGATGGCAGTCTGCATGGCAAGCCCAGACGAGCAGCAATTCCTGAAAGCCAACGGGTTTAAGGGGTAAGCCATGAAATACTCATACATCCAAATGACAGACGAAGGTAAGCGACAGCTAATGCGTGAATTAAGCCACGAGTTATCTGACAAAATGATTGCCAAACTAATGGATCAATTTGCCGATGGCGTGAAATTAGACAGCAACGGCGAACCGTATATCAAGATTGACCGTGACGATGTTTTGATTTGTGCCTGCAAAATGTACACACACTTTATTGACATTAACCACATTGAAACCGTGAAAGGTTACGAAGAGGATTGCAGCGATGAATAAGCGTAACTGGCCTCACGGCACAGACATGAGCGAACCAAACTGGACGGGTCGCACGGCTCGTCAGATGCGTAATTACAAACGACCTGATGACCGTATACCGCCTGTGGCGTGGGTATTAGGTTTGTTAGGATTGGCGTTGGTGTTTGGTTTTTTTCCACTTCTTTCATTGGTGATGCTATGAACCAATTTGCTCGCAACACCGACCCGTCAACCAGTTGGGCGGCAGCTGACTCTGCAAAGACTCTAGCGGCTCAACACGCCACAATAATCATTGCAGCCTTATGCAAGTATGGGGCAATGGGGAAAGACGGTATAGCGCAGATTACGGGACTTGATGGGAATCAGGTTGCCAGGCGGCTTAGTGAATTAGAACGCAACCATGAAATCTTGCTTACTGGTCGCAACGTGCAGAGCAAGTCTGGTCGGGCAGAACGGGAATGGAAAGTTATGCCGAAACAGATGGATTTGATATGACATGGAACAATTAAATGAGTTGGCTCTTTTCGCAGGCGCTGGTGGAGGAATACTTGGGGGACACCTCCTTGGATGGCGAACCGTCTGTGCCGTTGAGTGGGAACAATACCCAGCAAGCGTATTGTGCGCTAGACAAAATGACAAAATTCTCCCGCCTTTCCCGATTTGGGATGACGTACAAACCTTTGACGGAAACCCGTGGCGAGGAATTGTGCAAGTTGTATCGGGAGGCTTTCCATGCCAGGACATTTCAGCCGCAGGAAAAGGCGCAGGAATTGAAGGAAACAAATCCTCAATGTGGAAACACATGGCAAGGATCATTGGCGAGGTTAGACCCCAGTACGTCTTTGTGGAGAACAGCCCAATGCTCACTACTAGAGGACTTGGAGTTGTCCTTGCAGACCTTTCCACGATGGGGTTCGATGCAAAATGGGGCGTTGTATCAGCTGCCGATATTGGTGCAAACCATCAGCGTGAAAGAATTTGGATCAGAGCCGAACAACGAAACATTCTTTCACACACCGAACACAACGGGTTTAGATGGGGGCAGCAATGGTCGGAAAGCATTGAAAAAACGTGCGATATGGCAAACGCCCATTGCAAGCAAAGCGGGAGCCTGGAGGGGGGACGGTCAAATATCAATGGTGGCGAGGAATGTGACCACATACGAGGATTATTTAATGTTGACGAAAGGGGCTTGCAAAAGCAAACTGGACAAATATTGGCCAACTCCTATTGCCAACGATGCCAAAAAAGGGCAATTTTGCAATCCAAAGACACAACAAAACGGGTTAAGTGGTGCTGTTCAAATGTGGCCAACACCAATGAGTACGGAACACAAAGCCAATCGTCAAACACGGGAAAATCATCAGAATGGATTAACTCAAGCGGTATTGGCAACAGAAACTGGTGGGCAATTGAACCCAACGTGGGTCGAGTTTCTTATGGGGTGGCCGCTAGGGTTCACAGACTTAAAGCCATTGGTAATGGACAAGTCCCTTTATGTGCAGCAACTGCATGGGAGTTACTCAAATGAGTGACTACTCACCGCATCCTGCCATAGAGTACATTTGGGACAACGCACCGCATTACGCTAAGGCAAAGGGCGAACTAGCGCAGCTGGAGGCGTTTAAATCGAGCCTAAAGGCAATCCTGATGAAACAGTCAGGCGAATCTGCAGTGTCAGCCCAAGAACGCGAAGCATACGCTCATCCTGATTATCAGAACTTATGCGACGCAATCGGGGCAGCAACTGAAAAGGCAGAGCTTTTAAAGTGGCGGCTAACGAGCGCACAACTTAGGTTTGACGCATGGCGCACCGAGCAGGCCAGCAACCGACAAATTGAGAAATTAACAAAATGAGCCACGAATTACTAAAACAGGTAGCTGCAATCACAAATAAGAAAACCACAAAACTATCAGCAACTGAAGTTTTAGAACTTCAAATATGCGCTTCAGTCTTAGACTTTATTGACGATGTTGGCAGCGTAGAAGAACTTAGGGCAAAAGTTAATACCTTTTTAAAGGGTAAAAAATGATCGACTATTCTGAAAGCCTGATTAAACTTGACGCAATGCGGCATCAATACCAAAAACTTGTATCGCAAGGTAAATACAACGCAGCTGCTGACGTTGCGGTAGATATGCAGATTGCTGTGGTTAATTTGCAACAATGGGCAGAACATCAAATTGAACAAAGCACAGCGCAAGCATTATGAAAAACTTGCAGAGCTTGGTTGCTCACTTTGCAGACACTTGGGTTATGGAGATACACCTTGTGAAATCCATCATATTCGCCATGCTGGAAGGCGTGATAATTCTCCTGTTATCGGTTTGTGTCCTGAGCATCATCGTGGCAATACTGGTGTTCATGGGATGGGTAGGAAAGCGTTTAATAGACACTATGATGTATCTGAAGAAGATTTATTAGCGCAGACAGAGGCTTTATTGTGATTGCCACGCTACAGCTACCGTTACCGCCATCAGTAAACGCTTACTGGCGCAATTTCCACGGCAGAACAATACTTTCTAAAGCTGCAAGAGATTACAAACAAACCGTCAAAGAATACGTTTTACTGAACAAAATCCCATACTTTGGCGATGCCAGACTTCAGGCCATCATCACGATATTCCCGAAAGATCGACGCAAGCAAGATTTAGACAACAGACTCAAAAGCCTGCTCGACAGTTTAGAAAATGCAGGCATTTATGAATCAGATTCACAATTCGACAAGATAGAGATAGCCAGGGGAGTGATTAAATCAGGCGGCGGATGTACAATCGTGATTGCTACCCTTTAAGGTTAGCGTTAACAACGCAGAATCAACCTTTCGCGAAGGTTATATGAATCCAGCAGACAAAGTCGAGCAGTGGTCAATCGACAAACTTGTGCCTTACGCACGAAACAGCCGCACCCACAGCGACGAGCAGATCAACCAGATTGCAGCCAGCATTAAAGAATGGGGATGGACAACACCAGTCTTAGTCGATGAGAACGGCGGCATCATTGCTGGCCACGGCAGAACGCTCGCAGCCCAAAAGCTCAAGATCAAAGAAATACCAGTTGTTGTGGCCACAGGATGGTCGGATGCCAAAAAGCGTGCCTATGTCATTGCTGACAATAAATTGGCATTGAATGCTGGGTGGGATAACGAGATGCTGTCGCTAGAGCTTGGCGAGCTAGGTGACTTAGGATTTGATCTTGACCTAATTGGATTCACGCCAGAGGAGATCGAGGCTCTGTCACCAATCCAACTCACGGACGGGCTTACCGACGAGGATGAAGTACCAGAACCACCACCAGAGCCAATCACTAAGCTAGGTGACGTTTGGGTGTTAGGCAACCATAGGCTTATGTGTGGTGACAGCACTAGCATTGATGACGGCGAAAAGCTAATGAATGGAATGCTGGCTGATTTGGTATTTACTGACCCTCCATACAACGTTGCTTATTCTGGTCGAGGTGCGAATAACCTTGGCACAATTAAAAACGATGATATGTCGGCAGAGGATTTTGAGCAGTTTTGTAGAGATGTTTTTGCAACCTACAGTGCAATAATGAAGCCATTGGCTTGTATTTATGTTTGCCACCCTGATAGCGCATCGGCTCCAAAAATAGCTTTTGAAAAGACTTTTGCTGAACAATTTAAGAAATCCTCAACGATTATATGGATGAAGCAGTCAGCCGGAATGGGCTGGCAAGACTATCGTGCGCAGCATGAACCTATTTTGTATGGTTGGAAGGAAGGCAAAGGAAGCCACTTCAACGCTGGCGATAGAACGAAAACCTCAGTTTGGAAAATAGGTAGGGACGCACAAAGTAGTTATGTGCACCCAACACAAAAGCCTGTTTGCTTGCCAGAGGAAGCGATTATAAATAGCAGTAAAGGATCGGATTGTGTTGTTGACTTGTTTGGAGGCAGCGGTTCAACCTTAATTGCCTGTGAAAAGACAGGACGTCACGCTCGGCTAATGGAGTTAGACCCCAAATACTGCGACGTAATCGTCAAGCGCTGGGAAAACTTCACAGGCAAAACAGCAGTTTTAGCGGAGTTATAAGCAAATGGCTGAAAAAGGAAGGCCAGCGCACAAGCCTACTCAGGCAGACAGGAACACGGCAAAACGTCTTGCGGCACTTGGTTGCCCACATGAGGACATTGCCATTCGCTTGAAAATATCATCCGATACCTTGACCAAGTATTACCAGACTGAACTTGATGAAGGCAGGATTGACGCTAACTCGGTGATCGCTGGTACGTTGTTTCAGCAGGCCAAGAATGGTAACACTCAGGCGGCTATTTTCTGGCTAAAGACCAGGGCGAGGTGGAAAGAGACCAGCTCGCACGAAGTCACAGGCGCAGATGGCGCACCGCTAGTCTTTGCTAAGATCGAGCGTGTGATCGTTAAGAATGGGTAAGACCCTCCAGCTCAAGACTCCAGAATGGGCTGTGCCGCTGCTTGACCCGTCACGATACAAGGCAGCTTGGGGTGGCCGAGGCTCAGGCAAGTCTCATTTCTTTGCTGAGATGATGATCGAGACTCACATCATGGATCAGAAGCGTCGAAGCGTGTGCGTGCGTGAAATCCAGAAGTCTCTGCAGCAATCGGTCAAACGGTTGCTTGAGACAAAGATACAGGCGATGAATGCTGGCGCATACTTTGAGGTTCAAGATGCGGTCATCAAGTCCAAGAAAGGCGATGGCGCGATTATCTTTCAAGGTATGCAAAACCATACCTCAGACTCAATTAAATCACTAGAAGGTTACGACTGTGCCTGGGTGGAGGAAGCCCAGAGCCTAAGCCAGACGAGCCTCGATCTGCTGCGCCCAACGATCCGAAAGCCCGACTCTGAGCTGTGGTTTACATGGAATCCTAGACAGGAATCCGATCCTGTGGACTTCCTGCTGCGTGGGCCAGAGCCACCAAAGGATGCTCAAGTCATCAAGGTGAACTTTAGTGATAACCCTTGGTTTCCCGATGTACTCAGAGATGAGATGGAGTACGACCAGAGGCGCGACCCAGACAAGTATCAGCACGTTTGGCAAGGTCAGTATCTGACAAACAGCAACGCCAGGGTGTTTCGCAACTGGAAAATTGACGATTTTGAAGCACCATCAGATGCAATTCATCGCCTTGGTGCTGATTGGGGCTTTTCAGTTGACCCCACTGTTTTGGTCAGATGCCACATAATCGGGCGCA